AGGAGGAGGAGCCATTGCTGCAGGAGGAGGAGCCATTGCTGCAGGAGGAGTATTGTTTCCAACAGTTCTTGCTGTTTCAGCCAAGATGTCATCATAATTAATTGAAGGCTCATTCCCTATGTCTTCAAAAGCACTGTAATTATATTCAGGATTCACTGGTAATTGAGCAGAAGCTTCTTGATTGTTTAATACTTGATCAATAGATCCTATCGTTGCGTTGCCTTCTGGAGTAGATAAATAATCATTAATCTGTTGATTAAATGCGCCAAGGCCAGATTTAGAAAAATCTAAATTAGAAAAATCAACGCCAGACAAATCAACGCCATAATTAGAATCTCCAGTAGGAGTTAAGGTAACGTCTTCTGCTTCTGCTGCATCTTCTGCTGGAAGAGGCTCTCTAAAATAAGTTATTTCAGAATCAAAACCGGGGCGAGTTCCTTCAAGCTCTTCTGCAGAAACAGTTCTTGGGCCTCTAATTCCAGATTGTCTTTGTGCAGATCCAAAACTTCCGATTGGGCCAGAGTTTCCATAATTAAAGTTATTAAATATTTCGCCACCATTAAACATTTGAACAGCCTCACCAGTTAATTGCTGCAATGGAACAGAGCCACCAGTTAATTGCTGCAATCCTTTAATACTTTCTGCGTAATGGCTAGGGTTTATTGAGGTTACACCGCCCATTGAATATCTTGGAATCTCATAACCTCTATAAGCGTAATCGCTTTCTAACTGATCGTAAGCGCCGCTCATATTGTCGCGAGCCCTTTGATACTCAGCTTCACGATCTCGTTCAAATCTTTTGTTGTCTTCTTCAGCAAACTCTCTTGCTTCAATTTCTGCTATTTTTCCTTCTCCAACCCCAACAGCGGCCAAGTTAGCTGGCTTCATTAAAGCTTTGCCAAAAGCTCCGGGCTGTTTGAACGGAGCAAGAAATCTATCCCCTGCAGTCTGAGCGCCTCTAAGAGAATCTATTTGACCTGACAAATTTGCCATGTTGGCGTTTGCTGCATTCCTAACCCCTTCTGCACTAGTTAAAGTTTGCATCGGATTTGCCATAGCCATTTGAGCCTGACTTAGTGAAGGATTAGCGGCTGTTAAATTAATATTGTCAATAATTGGGCCGGGAGAAAATGCTTGGTTTACTAACTCACCCGTAATAGGATCTGTTGCTTGACTACTTGCATTTTTTATTGCTTCAGCTATCGGGTCTGCAGTATCCGCTACTGTTAATGCTAAGTTTTTACCAGCTTCTGCAGCAGCTGTTGATGCGTCTCCTAAAGCTGCTGTAGTGCTAGCAATTTCCGGGTTTAATGCATCTCCCGCAGCACCTAAAGCCTGACCCAAACCAAAACCAGTAATGCCAGAAAGCAATCCTTTCTTAAGATCTCCTGTTACAGCGGTAGTAGCAAGGCCAGAGCCAATAGCACCTGCTGCCGCAGAACTTAATCCAGCCCCACCTAATATACCGCCTAAAGTTGATCCAGCAAGCAACGAAGATCCAAACATGCTACCTAATATTGGCGCTAAAAATGGCAAGAAGGCTTCTGGCTGTCCCGTTACAGGATTAATTGTTAGCTTTCCTGTTGGAGACAAAGCTGCTATCCCTTGCACTTCTGCAGGGTTCATGTGAACTAGCATACTGTCGCCATAACGACCATAGCGAGCCATATCCTCGGCTCTTGCCTGTAAAGGCGGTTGATTTTGATACATATTAACTAGTCTCCACTCCGAACAAATTGAAAGATAAGTCAGCAGAACTTGCGTAAACCTTTACAACGTCCGTTTGATTAAGACACATACCAATAACCACTGTTTGTGTCGTATTACCTGCTAAGGATTGATCGTAAAATAAATATTGTTTGTTGTCTGCAGAAGCTCCAGCTACATGAACAGACACTCTAAATGTTTGTGCCGAACCGCTTCTATTACATATAACTAAAGAACTAATGGTTGTTTGAACTAAATTAGGAGCAGTATACAACGTTGTCGTTGTCGTTGCGCTAGGAGCTGATTGACCTAATACTGAGATTACGTCTGTCAAGATGCCCCCATTAGTAAGAATTGAAATCTTCTTACTGCTAAAGATCCGGTTTTATCGCCTTGCGTTTTTGCTAGCTCAACATCGTTTTCTAAAGTTTGAAAAGCAAACTCAATTGTTCTTCTTGTTATTGCCTCGTTTTCTCTAACATACTCTTCAGTTGGAACAGGAAGAGGAACCGTTCTTCTAGAAGCCATTACCTTCTCCCGTCTGGTTGCATGTCAAATCTTAAGTCCCCAAGTCTCCACCCATAGCCTGATCCTGTACTTTCAACCCTAACAATAGAATGCCTTGCTCTATTCCTTACATAAGACTGAGTGCTGCTAGGGGTAACAACAGAGGTAGACAAAGTTGTTGCAGCTTCTAATGGAAAGTCGCTGCCTTTTATAACTATATTGGCAGTCGCATCTGACTGATTACCGTTAAATGTAAAGTCAGGAATTATTCTGCTCATAAACATAAGGTATTCACCCTCGGCCATTTCTAAATCGCCAGACTCTATGTACGCAGTCATAGCTTCTCCATCAGCATCGTAACCAACTTCCTGCTCATAAAGATAATTGTTGCCCCCATCAATCGCCGTTGTTGCCAAAGGATATTGTCTAGTTGTTCCTCCAGCCCAAGCGCCTCTTGATAAAGTTCCGACTGACCACAAGTTTTCAGAGTAATTATAAGTAACGTAATTTGTTATTTCTGTATCATCAGACCCTACAGGATAAAACCAAGTGACCTCATTGTAGTCATTGTTTTCTGCAGCAAAAACTTTATATGCCTGATCTTGATTTAAATTAGAAAACACAAAGTCTTTTACCGAACAAGGTAATGGCTGCACAGATCCGTTGTAAACGTAAAAGTTTTTTCTGTCCATAAAGTAAACAGATCCCCTTGCATTGACAGCAGCGTTAGGGGAAATCATAGAAACGTCAGAGCTAACTCTTGTAAATTCAAATATAAATGGAGCGCCGACAAACCTCATAGAATGAAGGCTAACATCTGTCCATATTAATATTTCTTGTCTAGTTTGAACTGCGCCAACAATTAAAGAGCCGGAGTTTATTCTTACACCACCCGCCGAATTGGTTGCGGTTGGAGTCCAATTAGCAACGTTTTCTTGATCTGAAAACCTAATAAAAAGAGGGTCTATATTAGATGAGCCAATAGGATTTACACCAAAAGCTATTACATGTTGATCTGTATCAGACACCATAACTTGCAAAGCAACTGTAGGAACATTAGATGCTCCGCCAAGACTAGTAATATTTACAGCTCTAGCACCTGTTCCACTAGATTCATCCCAATAATAAAGACCACCGCCTCTAATATTGAACAGCAAATCTTCGCCAAAATTATCTTGACTCCATAGCCTAAGCTGACCAGAAGAAGATACTGCGCTAGAGCTTCCCCATGTACTGAAACCCCATGTACCAGCACCCCAACCAGTACCACTAATAAAAGTATTTAATCCTGTATTAATTTGATAAGCGCCAACTGTGCTTGACCCGCCATTCCCTGTATCGCTAGAGTTTGCAGAAACCGCATTTCCATCAACATCCTTAGCTGTAATTGTATAGGTGCTTGTTGTTGGCACAGAAGCAATTTGATACTCCTGATTTAATACGGTTGCAGATATGTTTCCACCTAATGTTGCTGCATCTGTATAAGTAACAAAATCGTTTACTACTGCCCCATGAGCTGTGTCTGTAATGGTTAAGGTAGAAGAGCCATTTACTGCTGCAAAAGTTACATCTCCTGCTGACGTTGTTAATCTAATTGGAGTAACATCATTAAAGCTGCTACCTTCTGCAACATAAAATTTAAGATTAGTTCCAAGACCAATATACTTAATAGACTCCAATGAAGCCCAGTCATGTATTGAGCGGCAAACCCCTAAGAAATAATCCTCAGTAAATTTTCTCCACCCACCTATTTTTTCTGGACGGCCCTTTCTAAATCTAATCTTGTCAGAGTCAAACCAACCAGAATCTGCTGAATACTCAGTCCCTTCCTTATTAACGCCCGGAGCAAATTGTATCTTGGTTAACGGCATTGTTTATTCTCATTAAGACAAATACGAAGAAAGTATATTCTGTTCAGGGAATGCAGTTTTTCCGCCACCCATCATAGTACCTTTTCCTCCGGTGTTCTGAAGCATGTTATTACCAGAAGCATTAAATCCTCCACCCATTCCACCTTTGCCCGGATAATTACTAGAACGATTAAACCCGCCACCAAATCCCATTCCCGGCTGACTCTGATTTGGAGACGGCATTGTATTACCTTTTCTTCCCGGACTATTAAGGCCTCCGTCTTGCGTAGCCATTCCATAGGTTTGTCCGTCCCCTCTTAACATTGCCTGATAAGATCTTTCCATTTCTTGCATAGCTTCCGGAGAGGCTTGAGTGCCTCCTAGAGCTGACATATTGGGAGACAGGTCATCATAAAGACCACCTCCACCATTGCTGTTACTTTTATCCCAAACATACCCACCACCTCCACCTGAGGGCTCAACTAGATTAGTATAAGACCCATCACCTCCACCTGCATTAGGTTGCAGAGCTTGAGGGCCGAGTATTGAAGTTACATAGGGCTCAGCTTGATTAGTATAAAGCCCATCGCTTCCAATACTACCTATAGATCGTGATGAATCTTGCACAGCATTAAAGTTAGGATCAGTAGATCCCTCAATAAACCCATCAGTTTTATAAGGTTGATAATGAGGGTTTTGAAAGCCATATGTGTTTTGAGGAACACTAGATCCTCCAAAACGATTCGACATGTTTAACGTTTGACCGTAACCAAAAGGCGTTCTTGGCTGTTGATAACTTGGCTGTTGATATCCAGAGTTATTGCCTTTTCTTCCCGGACTAGGAAATCCTCCTCCCGGATAGTTAGGAGAGCTAGGTGGCTGCGGATAATACCCTCCCGGTTGAGGTCTGTTACTTTGACCTTTTCTTCCGGGAGAAGGAAGCTGCGGAAATTGCTGCCTAGGAGGATAAAAAGGATCAGGCATGCCCGGAGGCATTCGAGGTATTCCGTAGATGGGATCTTGATATCCACCTCTAGGTTGAAACCTGTTACTTTCTACTGGACGGGTATTTCTCCTAGGAGGAGCTGGAGGCGCTCTGTAAGAACCACCCATATTTAAATTGTTTAGAAAAGAACTAGGATCTCTCCTACTAGGAGCTGGGGGCGCTCTGTAAGAAAGTTGATTTTGCCTGTTGCCTCTAAGCAAATTTTGCCTATAGTTATTTATTCCAGTGTCTTGATACATTCCGCTATAATACTGAGACAATTTATCTCTCCTGATAACTACCAGATTTAATCATTTGACAAAGCTCTAACGCTCTATCTCCAACTTGCTTTGCCCATCTGCTGTTGTAAAATTCTTCGCCAGCTTTTTCAAAATTGTTTTCAGCCATGTAACCCAACGCTTTAACAAATCCTCTCAATCTTGTTTGCCCAATATTAAATGACAAATCTATAAGAGCTTCTTTTCTTACTACGTCTAAAGTGTTAAACCAGAAGTATTCTGTAGCCAACTCTTCCCGGCATCTATTAATGTCATTGTTTAACATGTAATCTATTTCATCATCTGAAAGACCAAGCCCAGACTCAGATATGTTTCTGCCAACACCAATTGTTTCGTATCCGGCGGAACACATGTAGACCTTGTCCCTAACGCCCTCATGCCTTCTGAGCATTTCTATCAATCTATTCATTTTTCATGCTTATGTGACGCGCCATAATAAAAGCTGATAATCGATGAAACGATACCTCCCAAATAACCCAGTACAAGATTAACAATGCCGTCATCATTTGCAGCAGGATCTTGCAAAGTAACCAATGCAATGTATCCACCAAAAAATAAAACACAAGCTACGGCAATAAACTTTGGAGTCCAATCTCCTTTAAAAGCAGACCTAGCATGCTGAATGTCTTCTGTTTCTAGCGCAAAAACATCTACATCTAGTTTTTTCATTTGCACTTGAAAATCAAGCTCGGCTTTTTTAAGCTCGGCAAGTTGCTCTGGCGTTGCTGCCTGTACCGCGCTGACAATACTTTTCTCATCAGGCTTGCAGCCAAGAACACTAGCGATTGTTTGAGCTGCTGCCCCGCCTAAAGGCCCGCCCAAAGCTTGCCCAATAGTAGGAGCTACTGCACCAATCAGTCCTTTAATAGCTTTAAGATTCATTTAGCTAACACCAAGCCAACAATAGCAACAAGAGAAGCTATCATTACAGGGTATATTCCCCAAATCATATTTTCTAACTTATCAAATCTCTTGCTTCCAGAATCAAGTCTTTCATGGATTGAGTCATACCGCAAAACGCATTCACGTTCATGAAGCTCTATTTTCTGTAACGCTTTGCTAGCATGAGTCTGAGCCATTAGCTTGCTTCCGATTCTATTTCATCTTCTTCAATTACTTTTATTGACTCCCGCAAAGCATTCTCACGAAAACCAAGAGCAACTTGTAAATTTAAAGCTTGTTGTTGAGCTGCATTTATTTGATTATGCAACTGACTAACCTGATTGCGAAGATTAATTACCTCAACATAATGAGTCTTAGAGTCATCTCCAAGATCGTTTACCTTATATTCTTGATCATCAATAGTTAAGGTTGCTTCTTCTATTTCTGCTTGTTCGGTCATAACTTCTCCTAGGTTTATTTTAAATCTTAATCATTCTGCCATTATTTTTAACAAGTTTCATCTTGTCTTGTGTTTTTTGTTACTTCTTGAACAACAAAATAATAGTCCCAATTATAACGCCAAACCCAATAATTCCTGCCGTGAACGCAACGCCAAGTTGTTTGGCAAAAGCAATGTTCTTGCGCCTGCGGATCAACGCTATCCTTATTTGCTTTTCATGTTCCAAGCGACTCTCTTCGACCCTGTTCATCATTTCT